TTACAACTTCTTCTTCTTCTTCCCCGAACTTGATTGTTGAAAACCAAGAAACACCTTTGACACTAAGACAGGATTTTAGTCTTCCATTTCTAAAAATGAAGTGGGTGTCTTTTCCTTCTTCTCCTTTTTATACCCATCATTTGCCTCGGTCTCTGCTGGAGATTTGGCTACCCCCACTTGTGCTTACTAGCGTTCATCTACCTTGACCTCTGCCTCGACCTCTGCCTCGACCTCTGCCTCGACCTCTGCCTCGACCCCTGCCTCGACCTCTGCCTCGATCTCTGCCTCGACCTCTGTTGGAGATTTGGGCATCAACCAACAGTTTCGTGATGTCTGCACGTTGCAATTCTATCGCCAGCTTTAAAGCAGTATCTCCATTTCTATTTTTAATATTGAGATCAGCACCAGCTTCAATCAATATTTTAGTGATTTCAATATCTTCTGCACGGACCGCCCTCATTAAAGCAGTATAACCATCATCATCTAGAATATTGATATCAGCTCCAGCATCAATCAACAGTTTCCCGGTGTCTATATGACCTTTAAAAAACGCCCACATTAAAGTAGTCAAACCTATCTCATCTTTAATATCGAGATCAGCTTTAGCATCAATCAACATTTTAATGATATCAGTATTCCAAGTCGCATTCGTTAAAGTAGTAATTCCAAAATCATCTCCTTTAATATTGACATCAGCACCATTCTTAATCAACATTTTTGCGATGTCTGTTTTATGATAATTAATCGCCAGCATTAAAGCAGAATCCCCTCGCTCATTTTTAATATTGAGATCAGCACCAGCATTAATAAACTTTTGCATAATTTCAGTATCTGCATGGATCAGCAACATTAAAGCAGTGCATCCGTCTCTGAGAGAGGGGCCTCTCTTGTTTATGTCGACCACTTTCAAGAAGCTACTTACAATCTCCCAAAAATTGAAAAACATGGGTCTGTCAAAAAAGCTCCTCCATCCATTTCTCTCTCCCTCTCTCTGAGTCTCCAATTGTGCCAAATACTGGTTTATGGCGCTGAAGGCGTGGGTGCTGTCACTATGAAAACGATCACATTCACTATGAAAACGAACACAGTTAATATAAAATATAACAGCCTCAAGTAAACCGGGATATGAGTCCATCTCCCTCTCCCCCTCAATCTTCGTGAAATCGGGAATGTCAATCGTACAGTTTTCACAAACAACTGGCTTCATTTCCATCTCCATTTCAAATCGAAATAAGTAAACGTTCTCAATTCAAAGTGTTGTTCAGTAAGGTTTTAATTTTAGTAATAAAAAAATTCAATTTATTTTATTTACCTAAGTTTTACAAAAAAATAAAATAATATAGGGGGCTAGAGACCTCGTAGAGGTCTCACAAGGACCTTCGGTCCCCCTACCCCTAAGGGTGCCATGTGCGGTACTTTGTCCCGCCCCTATAAAAATATGGTGGAACTTAGTCTCCCGGGTATCTATTGTACCCAACATAAGGTGTCCTACCATAAAAAAAAATCATATATAATTATATATAATTATCATAATATAAATAATATTATAAATAAAGAATTTATATTAGTATATAAAATTAACTTTTAAAAATATGTTTAATCAATTAATTATGAATGAAGATAATATAAATGAAATATTACCTAGAATACATAATAACGTAGAAAATAATAATAATAATATGAATAATATGAATAATATGAATAATATTCATAGTAAAATAGTAGAAACAGATACTATGAATATAACAGAAAATAATAATTTATTAGATGATATGTACAATAATTATGATAATAAATTAAAAGATAAATCAATTAAAGGAAACAATAATTGTATTAATGAAAATATGTATAATTATGAAAATAAATTCAAAGATATACCTATTATTAAAGAAACGAATAGTTATATGAATTCAAATATAGATGATAAATCAGTAAGGTCTCTAGAATATATAGATTATAATAAACCAGATAATAATAATAATAATAATAATAGCTTTTTTACAACATTTAATGTAATTTTATGTTGCATAATTTTAATTTTATTATTTTTAATATTTTATTTTATTTATATATTATCTAAAATAACAGAAAAGCCATTATATTATTGGTTTCCGAATAAAGATATAAAAAATAATATAAAAAATATGAAAAATAATATAAATAATAGTAATGAAACAGAAACAAAAAATATGAATGTCGCTGAAAAAACTAAAAAATCCAATAATATAGATTTATCATCACTATTAGATAATTATAAAACAGTAAAAGAAATAGATAATGAAGTAGATGAAGATGTAGATAATAAAGAAAATGAATATGATTCAATAATAAATATAAAAGAAATAGAAAATAAAGTAGATGAAAATAATGAAGATAATAAAGAAAATGAATATGATTCAATAATAAATATAAAAGAAATAGAAAATAAAGTAGATGAAAATAATGAAGATAATAAGTTTGTATCGGTAATCAATATAAAAGAAATAGATAATGAAGATGAAGTAGATTTAGATAATGAAGATGAAGTAGATTTAGATAATAAAAATGAGGAAAAAAATGAATATAATGTAGAAAAATTAGAGGATAATTTGGAGGATAAAGTGATTTCTTAAATATAGTAATAGAAAAATAATATCAACTTTATATAAGTTCTTATAAATTATAATATAAAGTTATATTTTATGTTAAACATAATAAATATATATAGTTTATAAATTATATATAATAATAAAATAATAATGAAAAAAAATACTAAAAAAACAGAAATTGATTTTAAAAATTTATTATCAAATTTATTAAATAATAAATCAGAATCTCATTGTTTTTCAACAGCAAGAGTAAAAACACTTGTAACAAAATGTTTTATTAATAATAATTTACAAGACTTAATTAATGAAGTAAATGAACATAAATTAAAAAATAATAATTATGAAGATTTTTGTAAAAATAATTTAAATACTAACAAAGAATTATACAATAAATATAATATTTTAACAGATGATGTTTTAGATAAAAATTCAACATATGAATTATTAAAAAGTAAATTAGTAAAAAAAAAAATAAGATTTAGTCATAATTGTTTTGAAGTATTAACAACATTTTTAGAACATATAATGAAAGATATTATATTATATTCTTGTATTAATTGTTTAGAAAATAATAGAAAAATAATTAAACCAATTCATTATAATAGTAATAGTCATATTAATGATATAGTAAATAATTTAGATTGTTATAATAAATTAATGAGTTATATTAATAAAAAAAAAGAAAATAAAAATGTTGAAGAAGATCATGACGATAGTAATGAAGATGTAGATGATGAAGATGTATCAATTAAATTAGAATTAGATCAAAATAAATATAAAAAATATAATCATTATATTTTTAGATTATTTAAACAACAAAAGAATAATATATTAAATAATATGGATAATGATAGTAAAGAAGCATATAAAAATATTTGTTGTAGTAAATTATTTAAATATGTATGTTCAATTATAATTTATGAATTAGTGGAAAAAATTAGTAAAATGTTAGAAGTAGAAGTATTATCTAGAAGCGTAAAAACAATTAATAAAAATATAATGGTATGTGTTCTAAAATTATTATTGATTTCATCAAATTTACCAAATGAATATTTTGATAGATATATTTGTCCCGAACTAATTAGAAATGAAAAAAATGAAAATGAAAATACTGAAGAACAATAACTACTATAGGTAAATTATAAAATATAGGTGGAACCCTCAGGGTAGGGGAATCTTCGATTCCCGTGAGACCTCTATGAGGTTAGGGGAGTGCTAAGCACTCCATGGGACAACCTTTGGTTGTCCCCCACCAACCACGTGCGGGACTTTGTCCCGTCCCTTTAATAAAGAACGGAAGTTTTATTATTGAAAAAAAAAACTTAACATAATTAAGTAATTTTTTTTTTATAAATTATATTATATATAAAAAAATGATATTATTATTATTATTATTATATTTAATAATTTTAACAATATCAATATTATTAAAATATAAATATAATAAACGATTATTAAATATGAATAATATAATAATAACAGTAATATTATTTTTTATTTTAATTATAAATTTAAATATTAATATGAAAAATATATTTTATAAGGATAATTGTGTTTATGATAATATAGAAAATTATGAAATAAATGAAAGCAATGGTGATAATTTATTAAATGTCTATAATAATAATTTAATAAAAAATGATTTTTTATCATCTAAATCAGAATGGGATTCAAGTTGGGATACAAGTTGGGATACAAGTAATTTAAATTCACAAAAATCAATAAATTTAGATAATACATATATGGATAATAATATAAATAGACAAACTAAATATGTAAAAAGTATAAAAAGTAGAAATAAAAGAGATAAAAATTTTTATAATAAAATAAATAATATTATAAAATTAAAATAGATTAAATATAATAATATAATAATCAATGGAATTTGTTAATTTTGATACATTAAATAAAAAAAAAATAGATATTTTATGTAAAGACAAAATAATTAAAACATTACATAAATTAGAAACTATAAATAAAAGAAATAAATATAATAATATAAAAAATATAGAAAAAAAAATATTAAATAATTTTTATATAGATTCAACTAAATATAAAATATTATTTGATAATTCATTAGAAAAATTGATAAAAAACATAATATTAAATATAATACATTCTTATACACAAAAAAAAAAACAAATACCCCACATAGTGAGTACAACAGCAGAATCAAAACATATAAATAAAATATTAAAATATTTAGAATTGAAAAAATTATGTTATATAACATTAATACCCCCAAATTTATATGGAGTAATATCAAAAGAAATAATAAGTAAATCAATAAAATATAATACATGTGCGGTAATATTAACATATACCAATAATATATTAGGAACTATAAATAATATACCAAGTATAGGAAGTATGTTACATAATAATGATATACCTTTAATAGTAGATTGTGATAATATAATAGGATATAAATATTTAGATTTAAACATAGAAAATATAGATATATTGTTTTATAATTTTAATTCAATATATGGGCCCGAAGATTTATCTGTATCTATAATAAATAATGAATTAATATCAGGGTATAATTTATATTTGAATGATTTGGAATTAAGTAAATATAATATTTATCCACAAATAGAATCATCAGAAATATGTCTTAAATATTTAAAAAAAAAATCAATAAAAAATATAAATAATATTAATAAGAATTTTAAAAATATAATAATAGATGAATTAAATAAAAAATTTAAATATATAAAATATATAAATTTATTAACTCTTTTAAATAATTCAGATTATATAAATAATTATGATGATAATATATATTTTACAGTATTAGAACCAGATATAGATAATTATAATGATGATATGATATTAAGTAATATATTTTCATTTAGTATATATCGTAAAAATGGTAATTTAATTTCAAATGAAAGAATAAAAAAAGAATTAAAAAAAAAAAAGATAATAATATCATTAGGAGATAATACTAATAATTTAAATAAAAGTGATAATATATTATTAAATCTAAAAATACCAGAAGATATAAGAAGAGGATTTATTAGAATAAGTTTTTCAATAAATCATAAAGAAAATAATATAACTAAATTAATAAAAAATATTATAAAAATAATAAATAATATTAAATAATAATATAACTATCATCTTCTAAATTATTTTTAATAGTTTGAGTTTGTAATTCAGGTGGTTCTTTTTCTAATACTATATTAGGAGGTGATGGTGAAGGAACTATATTTACCTCATTAGTTTCACCTACATCTGGTGTCTGTGTAGTAGAAGGTAATGATGTTGAAGATGGTGGTATAATATCTATAACTTTATTAATATAGGGGGGTAGAGACCTCGTAGAGGTCTCACGGGAATCTTCGATTCCCCTACCCTTCGGGGTGTCACGTGTGGGACTTTGTTCCGCCCCTTCTTCATTTTGTGACTTGGGTTCTCTATGAGATATTACGGGTTCCGAAGGTTTCTCAACCTCTAGTGTCTGTGTAGTATCTATATTATCTTCTTCAGTTTTTATATCGTTCTTAGTTTTATTATATATTGTATTAAACACATCTTCAGTTTTTTTTAACATTTCTTCTTTATCTTCTTTTGTATATTTTTTTTTTTCCATAATTTCTATATTTTTATTTAATATACCGAATATTTTTTCCATTTCTTTATTCTTAGTTTTACCCATTTTTTTTGTTATATTAGTTTGTAAAAATGATATAATTTGTTTAAATTGTTTAGTTAAATTTCCATTAGGTTTAGTTTGTATGGCAATATCCGATATAAAATGTTCTATAATCATTGATGGGTTTTTTGATTGCATAGAGTCTTTATAATAAGTATCAAAATTATTTTCTAATATATTTATGGAATTAGATATAATATCAAAAGCTTTATTACAACCAGGTATCTGTATTTTTAAATTTTTAATACTATCTACAATAATTTTAGAAAATTTTCTAATATCAATATTAGGAGATGTGATTATTTTATAAATATCCAATCCAATCTCATATGTATGAGATAATATATTTAATATATATTTTTTTATGATTTTATTACTTTTATTTGAATTCCAAATAAATTTTAAATCCAATTTACAAAAATCTAATAATTTTAATTCAATACTTGATTCTTTTACAATAAAACGATCTGATTTACCAATAACAATATTTTGTCTATTTTTTATATATTTAACATAATCTTTTAATTTAGATGTAGTTATTATTATTTGTTTAACCTCTGTACAATCTTTTAATTTATTATATAAATTATTTATTTCTTTATTATTACATTTTTCTAATATTTCCAATATATTATCAATACCTTTATTGTCTATATTAATATTAAATTGATCTACATCATGTGTCTGTGTGGGTAAAGTATCTTCCATATTTGGTTCTTTACTCGATACTTCCAGTTCTTCTTTGTATAATGATATATGTTTATTTAAAGGTTCTTCTATATTTTTTTTTAATTCAAATAAATAATTATTTATTTGTTCTTTTACATTAACTTGTTCTTCTTGAAATAAATTCCAAAAAATATTAAAATTTATAAATAATTTATATACTTTATAATATTTTATAATTTTTTTTAATAGATTTACATATTTATCTAATATAATTTCTTTTTTGGGGGCTTCTAATCCTAACATTTGTTGAAACATATTATTTAACATTTTGGTTGACTTTTTTACTTTTTTAGGTATTTTTTGTTTCATTTTAATTTTAACCATATCTTTATTCTATATTTATATAATATTATTTATAATTTATATTATTTTATAAAAAAAATAGGGGCGGAACATATACTTATTTATTTAATATATTTTTTATATAAACATCTACTCCATGATTAGTTAAAATATAATATTCAATTACATAATTTAACATATCATTCATAATATCCCATATATAATCTTCTTCTGATTTTTCTAAATCATCAATTTTATCGTATAATAGATGTATTAAGTTTTCAAATAATTCTTTTGAATCATCTAAATTATTTGTATATTTAAAGTAATCGTTATTTTTAAAATAATCTTTGTTTTTTTCTCTTATATTATCTCTATTTTCCCAAATTTTTTCCCAAATTAATTCTATACAAGCTTTTTCATCAGTTTGTTTCATTAATATAAATAATTTTTTTAATCTAGATACATTAGAATTATTATCAGTTAAGGATTCCATAAAAGTAAAAGTGGATAATATTTTTTTATTAAATTTATTTATTATTTCCATCATATAATAAATTTTATCTTTTTTAATATTCATATTTTTATAATATATATAAATATATAAATTAATAAATATATATATATTTAATACAAATAATTTATTAAATATTATAAAAAAAATAATTAATTAATAAATATGGGGTAGGAGATACGAAGTATCTCGTTGGGTGGGAGACACCATAGGTGTCTCACGGGGACCTTCGGTCCCCCGATGTCCCAAATAATTCTAGCCATTCCAAGAATAACCACAATTTATACATTTTATAGTTAAATTAACACATTCATCAAATGATCTATTATATCTATTTGTATATGTACATTTATATTGCTTACATCTATAACATCTATATATAGTAGAATATTTAACTTCTAATGTAATTTTATTATTTAATTTATCTTGAATATTATTATAATAATCTTCACAATAATCTTTTATAGTTAAATTAGCAATAGTATCAACAGATTTAGAGTATTTATTTATAAATGAATCTATAAATTTTTTATTTTCAATTAAATCAAAATCATTATTATTTTTATCTATTGATATTAATAATGGATAACATATATCTATATAATATAATTTAAACATATTATTATTATCATTTACCTTTATATTATGAATTCTACATTTATTTATTAATTTTTTATAACATGATAATTCAAATTTTTTTAAATATTTTGATTGATTTATATAATTCATATTATTAAAAAAATCATATTGTGTTAATTTTTCAGATATTTTTAATAGCATATTTCTTCTATCATTATTATATTGGGAATCCAAATAAAATAATTTATAATCCAAAGGAATCATTTTTATTTTATTTATTATTAGTTATTTATATAATATATAATTCAATTTTTATATAGGAACTGGGAGACATTATAGATATTTAATGGGGTAGGAGATACTTTGTATCTCGTTGGGTGGGAGGCACCATAGGTGTCTCACGGGGACCGAAGGTCCCCCTACCTTCGTCCCCCTTTTTTTGATATAATATATTATTTAAAATTAATTATATATTATATAAATAACTAATAATAAATAAAACAAAAATGAGTAAATTATATGGAATAGAATGTGAATACTATAATGATTTATTTAGGGCACAGCAACATGTGGATAGGAGATACTCCGTATCCAGTAGGGGTCGTTCGGAACCTTTTCCTTTGTCCCTCTCCTATAAAAATTAATGAACAAAATATAAAAAAAACATAGATGTTTGAATTTAATTGTAGAAATGGAATTGAATGTAATAACAGCAAGTGTGGTTTCAAACACCCAGATGGTTGGATTAAATTTATAAATGATAAGAAAAAGGAAAATAAGAAAAAAAATAGAATTAAACAGAAAAATAAAAAGTTAGAATATATGAAAAATACCTTATATAGGTTAGGTAATAATTGCAAAAATAAAAAATGCGGATTTTACCACCCGGTGGAGATACGGAGAATATAGTTGGATTCTAAAATCACCTACCTTCGTCATCCATTTTTATTTTCATTTTTATTTTTATTTTATTTATATAATATATAATTCAATTTCTAGGATCCTTATTCTACATCTTATGCTCTAGCGAGAGTAATATGCTCGTGTTATATATATTATTATTAATAACTATATAATGCATTGAATAATAATTATTTATAAATTCACTAATACTTTCACAACCATATTTTTTATAATTAAAATAATTATATTTATCTTTAATTTTAGTATTTAAATTACCCAAATTTAATTTAATATTATTTTTCATAATATTATTTATTTCAAGTAATATTAGGTTTGTATTAACTGGTGGTTTTAAACTTTCAATGTTTATAAATAAATTACATATATTTTTTAATGATATATTAGTTTGTTCCGTTCCAATAATATTAACTTTTCTATTTTGCATCTGAATATTAGGAATAATATGTTTATAATCACAATCGGAAGTAACAATATAATATAATGTAATATGATTATTTTCATATAATGATTTCATTATATCTATCATTAATTTTATATCCGTTGAATTTTTACCATTAATTTTATCAACTTGTATAGTATTAATACCATATTCTATTGATGTTTGTTTTAAATTAATATATTGTTCCTCTCTCCAATCACTATAAATATTATTAATAATAATATTATCATATTTATTAATTTCTTTAATTATATATGGTATATCTTTATATGATATATTATCACCATCTATAAAAACAGCAATAGTTTCTGAAACATTATCATTATTCATTTAAATTTAATAACATAATAATAAATTTATATATATTTAATATATATTGATATTATTAAATGATAATTTTAAATTTAAATATATATAAGCAATAGCTTGTATAAATGAATCAGATATATCATCATAATTTTTTTTTTTTATATTATTAAGTAATTCTAATAAATTATTTTGTTTTAAATAATATAAAAAATTAGTTTTAGTATGATTTTTATTAGCAGTATAATTATTCATATATTTATTTAAGAAAACAATATGTTTCATATTATCATTAAAACAAATTTTATTTTTTAAACTGGGTGTAATAAATTTAATTATATAATTAAATTTGTTATTAGTAAAATGATAACTAATTAATTTTTGTATAACATGACTTTTAATATTTTGTTTCATTTGATTTTCAATTAAACAATAAAAAATGAAATCATTAGTAGTATCGGATGTATCAATATTATCAATAAAATTTTGAATAAATAATTCGCATTTATCTAAATATGTTTTAAGTCTAATATTAATTAATAATTCATCATCATAACTAATATTTCTAGTTGTTTTTTCTTTTAATAAATCAACAACATCTAAATAAAGAATATTAATAGAATATTTAGTATCATTATCAGATGGTTGTATATGGGACATCTGAGGTGTTCGTGGTGACGAAGTCCCCTCCATATTTTCATTAATAGAATTATCCTTATAAATATATAAAATAGATGTAGCTAATGATTTAATAGCAACATCAAATGATATAAATAATAAATTATTCATATATAATATAATATAATATAATTATATTATAAAACTTACAAATATTTAATAAATATATAAAATGTATAAAAATACAATAAATAATTCTCAAAATGTATTAGGTTTTTCTGAATTATTAAGTACAAAAAATGGTATGAATAGTTCAAACTTGGAAAATATAGAAAATGAAATAATACAAGGGTCTAAAGAATTAAATAAAAAAAAAAATAATGGAAATGATGTATTATCAAAATATGATGAAGAAATAAAAAGATTAACAAATGAATTGAATATAGATGATGATGATGATGTTTTATCAATAAAATCATATAATTCGGAACATTTAAATGATATAATATCAGATGATGATACAATAAGTGAATATTCAAATAAAGAATATAATAATAATAATACAAGAAATTTATCAAATAATTTAACAGGTAATATGAGAAATATGGGAAATATGAGAAATAATATAAGAATAGAAGATAAAAATTTAAATAGATTAACAAATGAAGAAAAAAAACAAAAACATATAAATAATGTAATGAATAATATAACAGGTAATAAAGTAAATAATTTAGATTATTTTAATATTCAAAAAGAAAAAGAAATAGAAGATAAGATAACATTAATAGAACAAATAGATCAATTGAAATCAATATTAGAGGATGAATGTATAGATATAAGTAGAGTACCAAAAGCATCAATAAATGATGATTATAAAACAATAAAAAATATTTATAAAATATTAAAATTAAAAAATGATAGAAATAGATTATCATCTTTAGCTGATGAATCAATATTATTATTGGCAGCGGGGATAGAATATGTATTTGATGGTGAGAAAGAATATTTTGGTTTAAAACCAAATTTAATAGGATGGTCTGATACTTTAAGAATAAAATTAAGAAGATTAAGATTTGAAACATCATCAGTAATATCATCAATAGTACAAGATTATAGAATAAGTCCAGGTATGAGATTATTTTTAGAAATAGTACCATCAATGGTACTATATTCAAGAGCAAAAAATTTAGCAAAAACAGATAATTCTTCTAAATATAAAACAGCTATAAATGAGTTAAATGAGTTATAAATATATAATATATAAAAATAAAAATTGATATATTAAATATTAAATATAAAAACATATTTATATAAATTTAGTAAAAATGTTAAATGCCGAAGATGTATTAAAAATATTAGAATTACCAGATAATGAATACATATATAACACAATAAATAATATAAAAATTTATAATGGTGAAAGAGAATCTATAAAAAATAAATATTTAAAATTAATTAATTTAGAAAACCAAAAATCAAATAATGAATTAATATTTACAAATTTAATACATTCAACATCAACAATATCAGGATATGTAGATAATTTTGAATTTAAAGAAGAAGAAATAATAAATAAAATAAGTATACCAACAAATAATATAATAGAAATAGGTTGTAATTATGGTATATTAACTAACCCAAATTATACCCCACCTAAACAAAAATTAAAATCAAATAAAGGTAGAAAAAAGAAAGATAAGAAAAAAGTTTATAGAAAGAGAGCAGGTATAAATGGTTTAAAAAAAATATATTTTGCATCCCAATTAACATTTGAAATATTAAGTTATAATAATAAAAATAAAATATATAAAATAAAATTATTTAGAAATGGAAAAATCCAAGTTCCTGGTGTAAATAATAATGATTTATCAGATATAATTCAACCTATAAAAGATTTAATTAATTATTTAAATTTTAATATAAAAGAAAAAAATATATTAAATGATGGACCAGTTAGTTGTAAATATTTATTTTGTAGAATGAGAAATTATATATGTAGATTAAAAAATGAAAATAATAGAATAGATTTAGATTCTTTAGAAAATATTTTATATTTAGAAAAAAATAAAAATATATTATCGAATTATGATGGGTGTGGGATCTCCGTATCAAATAATAATATAGAATCAATAAAATCATATTTTAAATTATTAGAAGAAAAATACAATTGGTTTAATAAAATAAGTAATTTATATAATAATTATAATCCTTTAAATATTTTTGAAATAAAAAAAGATACAGAAAAGTGCTCAGCATTATTATTAAAATTAAATAAACCAAATAAATTTCGTTTTGATAAAAAAATTACTATTAAAATTTTAAAATCAGGTAAAATTAATTTCGATGGTGGTAATAGTCAAAGTGAAGTAGAGTATTTATATTATTGGTTAAATAATTTATTTATAAAAAATTATAATAAAATATGTGTATTAATAATAAATAATGTTATTATATATAATGATGAAAATGATTCATCTTCTAGTGAAGAATCTAATTCAAGTATATATGATTTTATGTTAAATAATTAAAATAATATAATATATATATATATTTTTAATAAAAATGTCCGATTATTATCAATATGATGAATATAATGAATATCAATATGATGAATATAATGAATATCAATATGATGAAGAAATATATTATGATTCTGATGAAGATATAAATAATATAGATAATATAGATAATATAGATAATAATATAGATATAAATATAGATTATATAGAAGAAAAAAAATTAATAATAATAGATAATATAAAATTTAAATATAATCTACCAAATTTGAGTCAATTTTTTTAATATTATGAGGAGATATAATTAGATTAGAAAACATTTGGTGAGAAAATGTTAAAAGATTCCATAGGATAATATTCGATCATCTACCCCAACTACTAATTTAATTTTTAGGGGGCTAGAGACCTCATAGAGGTCTCAAGGGGACCGAAGGTCCCCCCTACCCCACGGGTGTCATGTGCAGGACAAAGTCTAGCCCCTATAAATATTTATATTTAATTAAAATATATAAAACTAAATATATTAAAGACATTAGAATACCCAAAATAATATATCCTATATTATTTAATTCATTGTTATATTGTTCTAAATATGATTTTAAAAACCTATTATGAAATTCTTGACTACTTAATATAATAAAAAATATAAAAATAAATATCATCATTTTAATAGGTATATCACAACATAAAGTAAATATTAATTCTTTTAATGATTCTTCTTCATCATACACAAATTTTTTTTTCTTTTTTTTATCTAATGTAATTTTACTTACCATTAATTATAATAAATTTATATATATATAAATTTATAAAAATAAATTATAATTTAACATTTTTATTACATCCATATATTTTATTATTTGAATATTTATTTATTAATTTTAAATTTAAACATTCTTTTAATAGATAATTATAAATTTTCCAAAATAGAACAGTATGTCCATATTCTTTACATATAACATGACTAACTTCATGTATATAAATATATTTAATAGAATTAAAATTAATATTATTATCTATACAAATATTTATTATTTTTTTATTTATTGTATTTGCAATTTTAGATGGATTAGTTGATATATAATCTAAATATGTTAAAGTATTTAGATTATTAGGATTATATTTATATTGTAATAAATATAATGCTTGAATAATATCATCATCAGGTTTATTATCTTTTGGTAATGAATTAATATAATAATTAATATTAATTTTATTTTTTAATAATTTACCAAAATTAATAAGATTATTTAATTTATATATATATTTTTTTTGATTTTTTTTATATTTATAATTTTCAATAAATAAGTAAATTAATAATAATAATATTATAACATATATAATATATATCATTTATAATAACATATATATATATTAATAATAAAATTATTAATGGAAAATTATATACCTTTAACATTTAATATATGGGATTTTAATAAATTTATTATAAAAGAAAAAATAATTTTTTGTGGATGTGTTTCAAATAAAATAAAAAAAGAAATAATAGATTATAAAATAAACACAAATAAAGATAATAAAATATTAAAAAATTATTATGGTAGTAATTGGAAAAAATTATTAGGATTCACCTCTATAGGATCTAATAAAAATAGTAAAATACTAAATAATTCATCTAAATTAAAAAAAGGGGGAAAAGAAATAGTTGATAATCAAAGTAAGTCTAGTGGTAAATCTGAACTTTCATCTAATAATAAAGATGAAGAAAATGAAATAGATGAAGAAAATGAAATAGATGAAATAGATGAAGAAAATGAAGTAGATGAAATAGATGAAGAAAATGAAGTAGATGAAATAGATGAAGAAAATGAAGTAGATGAAGTAAATGAAGTAGATAATTTATTAAATATGGATGATATGGAAATATTTGATGATATTGATATCAATGATATTATTAATGATGATAATAATAATAATAATAATACCAACAAATATAAAAAAATATCAAAAAAAAAAGATAATATTTATAAAAAAAATAAAAAAACAGTTAAAATAAATAATATTTCAGTAGAAATATATTATATATTTGATGAGTTAATAATATCAAATATGGATAACATATTTAATATAAAACAAAAATTATATTTAATAACTGAAATACCAATATATTGTCAAAATTTATCTTATATAGATAATAATAAAAAAATAAAATATATGAATTATAATGTAATATTAGAAAATATAAAATACTCATCAAATATATTTAAATATATGTATTTATATAATGTAAAAAATAATACAGAAGTGAATATAGATAGAGATATAATACCAGATAATATAATACCAGATAATATATTAAGATTAAAAAAAAACAAGCTAAATAGTAATAATTCAGATTTATCACCTAATAATGAATATATGGAAAATATAGAATATATAGGAGAAACAAAAAAAATACCTTATAATGTAACATTAATAAATTATATAAATGATATAAAAATAGATAATTTAGATTTTTTTACAAATATGGATAATATAATAACATTTAATAATAATAAAGAATATAATTTAATAAATTTTATAGATATATTAAATATTTTAATAAATGAAAAAAAAGAATATATGGATAATATTTATAATGGTTTAGTAAAACCATTTTGGCCAATGATATCAAAATCAATATATTATGAATTAATATTAACAAAAAATAATGCAAATAATATATATATAGATGAATTATTTAATTATGAAAATATAAATAATAGATTATCAAAGGAAAATAATTTATTAAAAGATTTATATATTTTAAAATTTAAAAATAAAGAAGAATATAAAGAGATAGAATATAAACAAAATATTTATGTAAGAAATATTTTAATAAAAAATATAGAATATAAATATAATACAAAACATATATTATCTTTAAGAAAATTATTAGATAATATAGATATAGATAGTAATGGTTTGCAAGATATAAGTTTAGAAAAAAAGTCCCGGGTCTGTAATAATATATTTTATAAAAATTGTTATATAAAACATAATGATACAAATTATTTAATAGAGGTAATAAATAAAAATTATAATATAAAATTAATAAAAAAAAGAAAAATAGATGAAGAATATGAATATTTAAGTTTTATAAAAGTATATAATATGGGAGAAGATAATAATAAAGAAAATGATATATTAAATAAGTCATTAATAAAAATGTATATATATTCAAATGGTGAATATGAAATAGAATATAAATTTAAATATTCGGATAATTATAAATTAAAAGAAATAAATAAAAATATATATGAATTTAATAAAAATATAATAAATATAATAAATAGTAATAATAATAATATATATTATTATAAATCAAAATTAACGGAATTAAATAAATATAATATAAAATATGATCAATTTGAATTAGATATATTATATGAAACAGAGATAACCAATAGTTTATTTTATTATATAAAAAAAATAATATCAATTTATGAAGAAGCAGATATAATAAATTTAATAAGTAGCGAAAAAAATATAATAAAATTTTATTTTATAAAAAGTAATAATATACATCAATTAAAAAATTATAATAAAGAAATATTAAATACTAATTCTTATAATTTTTTATATAATAATGATTATTATATAAAATGGAATAATATATATTATAAATCAAAATTAATAACAATAAAAAATACAAATTCAAACACATTATTAATAAATATAAAAAATGTAAAAAATGAAGAAAAAGAAAAATTTATAGATTTATTAAAATTAATGATTTATAAAACAGAAATATTATATAAAAAAGAAAAAAAAGAAAAAAAAGAAAGAAAAATAACAATATCAAATAATTTATCAAATATAAAACAATTAAAATTAACAGATCCAGTTTTATTTAACTATAAAACAAAAATAAAAAATAATAATATAGTAAGAATATGTCAAAATAAATTTCAGCCTTCAATAATAACAGAAAAAGAATATAATAATTTAAAGGAAATAGATAAGAAAAGAGTATTAAAGTATAAAAATATGACAAATAATAATGATATATATTATATATGTAATAATAATAAAGCAAAATATATAAAATTTATAACAAATAAACATCCAAATAATTATTGTATTCCTTGTTGTAAAAAATCAAGTATAAAAAAATCAAATAAAGATAAACAAGAAGAATATAATAATTGTTTAAAATATTATAAAACAACAAATAAAAAAAAAAATAAAATTATTCAATCTAATAATATACCATTTTGGAAACCAAATATTAAATTAATAAAAAATAGATATTATAAATTACCAAATAAATTAAATAATATACTAAATGTAAATAAATTATTAGATAATAAATATTATATTTATAGTTTAAATACAGAAAATGATTTGTCAAATTTAAGTATTTTATATATTTTAGCAAATTATTTAGAATTAGATTTAGATAATACTATACAAAAATTAATAAATATAATAAATAAAAAAAATAATGAAGTATTTAAAAAATTATTTAATAATGAAATAATTTTTAATAATATAAAAAAAGATAAATTTATAAAAAATTTATATAAATTAAAAGAAATAATAAGTAACCCAAATATAGATGAAGTAATAAATAATATAGATTTTTTAGATATAAAAAATATGAAGGTAGATAAATCAGATAATTTAATTAGTAATATGATATCATCATTTAAAGAAAAGTATAAACTTACAAATAATTTATTAAATTATAATTTAATAAATTTTATTATAATAAATATCCTAAAATATGATTATAATATAAATTTAATAAAAATAGATTGTATAAAAAAAGGAGATGACTATAAATATGATTATGAAATAAAATTAGAATCTAAATATAACATAAAAGATAGTATTTATAATAATAATTATATGCTAATATTAAATTATAATAATATAATGTTACCTATATATTATATTATAGGAAAACAAAATAATAAAGAATTAAATATAATAAAATCTAATGTAAATAATAATAAATCATTAATAAAAATTTTTAATAATAAAAATATTTTTATAAATAAATTATTTAATATAATTTATAAAAAGAATGAAGTTATTTATAAAGAAAAAAACATTTTAAATTATTTAAAAAAAAAAAAATTAAAAATAACAAAAATATTTATAAATAATAATGATTTAATATATGGATATTTAGTAAATGATATATATATCCCATGTAAAATGTATAAACATTCAGGTGTAGTTTCTATATTATCGGAACAACCATTATTAGATTATAATTTACCATCAAAAAAACAATATTATGGTAATAAAAAAAAATTAGATAGAATTATATTAGATTTTATAAAAAAATACAGTATATATTTATTATATTGTAAAGAATTAAAATCTATTATAGGATATAAAATAAATAATATTAATTATTATTTTGAGGGTATAATATACAAAGTAGGGGATGCGAAGAGTATTAAGTTAGATACAAATAATTTACCAAATTATAAAGGTATTATTAATATTTTATATGATCCATATAAAATAAATAAATTATTAAATGATATAAATTTAAATAATATAAATTCATCCATTTATAATAAAAGTATAAATAATTATATGATAAATAATGATAAAATTATTTACAAAAAAAATTTATATAATATTTTATTATTACATTGTATATCATATATGAACCAAAATAAAAAATATATAAAAACAAGACAAACTATTATAAATAAAATAATTACATTAAAAAATAGTAAAAAACAAATGATTTTAACATATATATCAAATGAATTAAATAATATATTAAATGAATTATATGATATACTATCATATAATGATTTAGAAAAATTAAAATATATATTTAAATCAGAGTTTATAGATAAAAAAATAGATAGGTCTATTAATAATTCAAGTTATAAAATATTATTAGATAATATTATAAATATTATAAATAAAACTTTATTTAATTTTGATAATGAAATAATTGAATATATAAAAAATATAAGTGATAATAATTTAAAAAAAGAAATAGATAATATTTTAATAAAATCTATAAAATATGATGATATAAATAATTATAATAATAATTATTTTAAATCTTTAAAAATATGTTTTAATCAAAATAATAAATCTAATAAAATTTGTAAATTAAATAAATTTATAATAACAAAAGAATTATATAATAAATATTTAAATATTATGGTAAAAGATTTAAAAAATGATTTTAAAATAAATTACATTTTTAATCCAATTATTTTTGATTTAAATTCAAATATATTTATATTTGAAGATAATAAATATAAAAATACTAATATATTTATAACAAAATTCTAATTATAATAAAAATTATAATCAGGATATATATTTGCCGATAATTTAGTTTTTATATCATATGTTAATATAGATATATTTGTATTATTATCTATTGTAATTCCAAAATTACCTAATTTATTATTATATTTTAATACAATATCATCATATATAATATACTTAGGATTTTCTTCTTTAATTAAATTATTATTATTATGAATACCAATATTAGAAGGAATAGGTTTATAAAATCTTTTATATATTTGTTCATTTTCATTATATTTACATAAATTCATTCTATAACCATCTAAAATACATTTTTTTATTTTAATAATTTCATTTTCACCTTCTTTTATATTATTTGTAATAATATCAATTAAATTATAATCTTTTAATTTAAGACTATTATATTGAATATTTATATTATTATCTAATAAATTATTAACAATTTCATATTGTAATTCAATAACATACATAAAAGTCTTATAATTATAATCATTATTATTACACCATTCTATAATAGATTCAGATAATAATTTATTTTTATTAATTTTTAATTGTTTTTTAAATAAATTAAATACTAAAATTAAATTAATAAAATCATCTTTAATTAAATCTTTTGCTGGTGTATTATCAAATTTTAATGGTAATTTATATGGTTCTTTTTTATTAGTATTAATAGATTTCCATCCACCAAGTTCTAATAAACAAGCTAAACTAATTAAATCTATTATATATGCACCATGTATAAATCCTGATAATATCATTCTTTTAGACTTTAATGATATTTTTCTCATATATGTTGAAAAAATATATAATAAATTTAAATTATAATCTGAATTTAGATATCCTAATATATGTGCTTTTTCTAATGAATTATATATAGAATCATATTGAATAGGATTTATAAAAGGTAATTTTTTTATGTCTATTTTATTATCATAGACTAATTTTTTGAATTGATTATTAATTTTTATTATATTAAAATCTTCTTTAATTTTACTATTTTCTTCAATATCTAATCTAGTATTAGATATACTTTGTATTAAATCTAATATACTTTCAGTTAAATCTTCTAAATATATTTCAGGTATTTTATCTTTTATAAATTTATTAAAAATTTCTTCTCTATAACATGGAAACCAAATACCATCTCCTTTTCTACCAACCCTTCCTTTTCTTTGTAAAGCACTTGCTTGAGTAATATTACTTACCATAATTTGTTTACAATCATATTTTGGATTATATGATACATTTGTAGAATAACCAGAATCTATACAATATTTTAATGTATCTAATGAAAATCCTGTTTCTATAGCATTAGTAGCAATAAGTACTTTTCTTTTTGCTGTTTTTTTATATTTAACAGATTTAAAATCAGCAACATCTCTATTTTTTTTATTTTTTTTTGTATTATATATATCAATTTTATAATTATTTATAGGTGTAAATAAATATTTATTGGTATAAGATGATGAATCTTTAATAGTTGTACCGCTACATTCCAATATAGAAATATATTTTTTATATTTATCAAATATTGTTGAATTTAAATTATGTAACATTCTACTAATATCATTAATCATTTTATTACCAGGTAAAAATATTATAATATCAGTAAAATTAGTATCAAAATCACTATCATTAGTTAAATTAATTTCTTGAACTAAATCGACTATATCATAATAATAATTATTAATATCATATTTTGGAAAATTAATCTTAATAGGATATGATAGTCCTACCACTTCTATGTAATTATTTTTTGGTATTTCAAAATATTTATAAAATGTTTTTTTATCAAAAGTGGCAGACATAAGAATTACTAAAGGACATTTAGGATTTTTCCAATTATTTTGAATTAATATTTTAAGTTGCATTAATAGATTGTCTTCGGGCATAGTTCTAAAATGTACTTCATCTATAAAAATTACTGCATATTTAGATAAAAATCTTTCAGCTGGTATTGTTTTTATTTGTTGCTGAAGAGTTCCATATGTCATATGGATAATACCCTTATTTTTTGGTTTTAATTTAAAAGAACCAGTCTGGTAACCAATATTGTCTCCTAATTTTAATTTAGGAAAATATTGAACAGTATCAATGGGAATGCTCCTAGCAGTAGCAACTGTTGGTTGGCAAACACAAATATTTTTAGGTCTTTTATTATAAAAATTCAATAAAATATATGGTGGAATATTAGTGGATTTACCAGAACCGGTTCCTGATTCTAATAAGAAAAATCTGTCACCCCATGATCTCGGTGTTTTATATGTATTTAAATATGGACAATATGTTGATAAATATTTTAATATAAAATCTATTGGTTTCATAATTTTTAAGTCTTTTTTTTGTTCTTTAGTATAGAACGATTTGTCAATAATTGAACCTGGTTTTAATAGGGTGGGTAATCCACCTTCTATATAATTCATAAATATAATATATATATATCTATAACTATTTTTTATTTTAAAAGTTATGATTTAATTTAATATTTTTTTATTTAAAAATTTAATAATATGATTAATATCACCTTGATAATAATTTGGTTTATTAATTAATTTAAATTTTTTTTTTAATAATTGAATTAATTCATTCTTTAAATTTTTATCATAATTATTTTTTAAAATAACAATATCTTTTGTATTTAAATTATTAGAATTTATATAAATTCTATAAATATTATAATTTATAAATTCTATAGGTTTTGTAATTAATAATTTGTTATAATCATCAATAATATTCATTATAGTATAATATATTATAATGTATTATAATATATACTCTATATAAAAGTTAATATATTATTAATATCCGAATATATATAATTTTTATATATTTTAATATATTTATTATAATGTTGGGACACCGAAGATGATCGGGTGGGGTAGGAGATACTTCGTATCTCATTGGGACCGAAAGGTCCTTCACCATCCTCCCCCATATTTTTATATAAATTACTAAAACCTAAATGATTTACATTATAAATTGAATAAAATTCATTATCATAAATTATTTTATAATTATTTTTATTTTTTTTTGTATAATCAATAAATTTATTAATTTTAAAATTATTATTTATATTAATAAATCCGTGTATTAATTTAATTATATCTTTAAATAATAATAAATTAACCATAATATATACAATTTATATTAAATCATTTAAATTTTAATTTTTATATAAATTATATATAATTTTTTAAAATATGGATACAGGATTAAAAAATAAAAAATATAAATTATACGATTCAAAAGAACATTTTGAAAAAGACTTTAAACAAACTCATGAATATTGTAATAAATTATATGAATCAGTAAAAAAAAAAATAAATGAAATGACTATAAAAGAATATTATGAATTAGATGATAATAAAAAAATTAAATTTTTTTATGATGATAATAAAGAATTATGGAAAAGATTTCCAATAGTATCTAGACATATAGTAATTCATTTAGCATATTCAGAAGTAGCATTAAAAAAATATATGTTAAAAATTAATAATACATCTCATAATCAATTAATGAAAAATAATCCCGATGACTGGGTTTGTAAAAGAAGAGCTGATTATATTGTATTCTTATATAAAGAAATTTCTAAGAAACAACATAATAAAATATCAAAGAAAAAATTAAAAAAATTATGGAATGAAACATATGAAACATTAGTTGAAGAAAATAAAATTATAACTAAAATTAAAAAAGATTTAAAAGATAAATATGAAGAAGAAAATAAAATATTTAATAAAGAAAAAGTTTTTGATTCTATAAAATATATAAAAGATAATGATACATTAACTGAAGAAGAAAAAAAACAATATATTAAAGATTTAATTTTATCTATAAAAAAAGGAAAAAATAATAGAGAGCAATATGAAAAGCAAAAAAAAATGCAAGATGCTTATAAGAAATTTCAATCTGGTAATAATACAAAAGAAAATATGGATAATTTGGCAGATATTTTAAAAAATAATAATACCACTTCTAAAAATGAAGTGGGTGTTTTTGAGGAAATACCTACTTATAAATCAAATGATAAAGAATATTATAATAATTTAGAAAATTTTTTAGATGATAAATTAAATAATTATATAAATAATAATACAGATATATCTAATAATATTAATAATTATCAATTAAATGATAAAATAGATATTTCTTATTTAGATAATTTAGAAAATTTAGATAATTTAGATAATTTAGAAAATTTAGAAAATTTAGATAATTTAGAAACTTAATAGTAATAGAAGTAATTTAAATCTGTATTTATCAGTTTAAATATATAATAATATATTTTTATATATAAAAAATATGATAAAAATAGACGAATTAATAAATACAAATTGTATAAATATAGGAAATTTTACTTTAAAAAATGGAGAATCATCAAAATATTATTATAATATAAAAAATATAATATCAAATCCAAAATTATTAAAAAAAATAGGAGATGAATTATATAAAAAATTAAATGATTTTGATATAATATGTGGAATACCATATGGTGGATTACCTATAGCAAGTTATATATCAACAACTTACGATAAACCTATGATAATAGTAAGAAATAATTTAAAAAAATATGGTACTAAAAAAAGAATAGAAGGTGAATATAAAAAATCAGATAGATGTGTTATAATAGATGATGTTATAACATCAGGTAAATCAATAAGAGAATGTATAAATATTTTAAATGAAAAAGTAAATATAGTAGATATAGGTGTAGTATTTAATAGACAACAAAATCCAATTTGTCCGCTACCATTTAAATCATTATTTTATAAAAATGATATTGTAAAATTTAGACTTAAAAAAATAAGTGCTTCTAAAAAATCAAATTTATGTTTTTCAGCAGATATAGAAGATCCAAATAAATTATTAAATTTATTAGATATAATAGGAGAATATATAGTAATATGTAAAATACATTATGATATAATAAAATTAAATGATTATAAAGGTGATTTTAAGAAAGATTTAATAAATTCTTCAATAAAACATAATTATTTAATAATGGAAGATAGAAAATTTATTGATATATCATATATAGTTAATAAGCAATATTCGCAATTTAATAATTGGGTAGATTTAGTTACAGTTCATTCATTAGTAACAAATGAAGTAGTATCTAAATTATCCGGTGTATTATTAGTAGCTAATATGTCAAATAATAATTATAATTTATCTACAAACGCAATAGAATTAGCTAAAAATAATATAAATAATGTGGTTGGTTTTATAACTCAAAATAGAATAAATATGGGTGATTTAGTTTGTATGACACCAGGAATATCTTTTAATAATAAAAATATAGATGATCAAAAATATAGAAATATGAATGATGTTGATACAGATTACATAATAATAGGTAGATTATTATACAATTCTAATAATATTAAGAATGATATAAAAAAAATACAAAAAAATATGAGAGAGACGAAGTAGTAGACCCATTCGGGTCTCGTGAGATACAAAGTATCTCCTACTCCACGGACTAGAGGTACCCCTATCTTTAGTGTAATTTAAAAATATAATAATGATATAAACTAATATATTCTCTATCAAATTCATCTAAAATTTTATTAGGTGTCAAATTAAAAGATGAATTATATTCATCTAAAAATACAGAAAATGAATTATTTTCTATTAATTCAAAATTTAATTTTGAAAATATTTGCTTAATAATATCAATATTAACTAAATTTTCAGTATAATAATTATCACCAGAAAATGGTAATTTTACATCTATTTCTTGAGATTTTTTAGTTAATTTTAATTGTTTAAATTTAGCCTTAATATGATATTTTATTTCATTATTATTATTTTTAATAATATAATTATTATTATATTTTTTTAAAATATTTATAACTGCATTACCATCATATGCAGTAAAAATAAATAATCCTTTTTTTTTTAATAAACATTTAATAAAATTAGAAATATTAATTATATTTTTTTTTGATTTAATTAAATAATGAAAAGCTAAATTACAAATTACAATATCAACACCTTTTAAAGAATTACATGTAATATCATATGGTATATTAAACATTTTATTATTAAATATATTAATTAAATTATCAGCATAATTTAAATTTAAATCCATATTATTAATCATAATATTCATTTTAAATTTATTGTTTTGTTTTATCATTTGATGTTTTCTATTAATTAATTCTTGTAAACCATTTTTATCAGAATCTATACATAATAAATTATTTATTTTTGCTCTAGCATAACGATATAAATCTTGTCCTTTACCTGACCCTAAGTCTATAACATAATTCATATTAGAACAATATGTTTTAATTAATTTTTCCTTTACAAATGAAACATATGATCTTTGTGATAAATTAATTTTATTATCACTATTTTTAAAATAATTAAAATTAGTGTTTATATTATTATTAATTATATCATTTATTGTTATAGGTTTTAAATAATTCATAAAAATATTTTCCGCCGTAAAATAGTTATTAGGTAAAAATTTATCTTCTCTTATTTTTAATAATTTCCATTCATTATTTTTTCTAATTAATTCACATATTTTATTATCTAAATCAGTATTATCTGAGTAAAATATATGAGCATATGGTTCTAAAGATGGTGAAAATTGTATAGGTATATATGGATAGTTTTTAGATATAAAATTATTTGTAAATATATAATTATAATGTTTGATTTTATTCATATTCATTTTATATAGTCTATTTTTATTTATATATGAAAATAATAGATATAATGTTTTATTTTCTATATTACTATAAGGGACTAATCCTAATAATGGATTTGTACATTTTTTTACTAAAAAATCTATTGAAGATTTTTCAATGGGTTTCCATTTAAAAGTTTTAGTATTATTATAATCTAAATTATTTTCTATAAAAATTAAACCATCAGTTTCATATTCTTTATCTGAGGTAGAATTATATAGTGATTTTATTTCATTTTTATAATTATTACTATTTAATTTTATAAATTTTTTTATAATAACAATATCATCAAATATTTCTTTTGCTTTATCAAAATATTCTAATCTATTTTCAAAAATATTATTTGATACATTATTATTTTTATACATAATAATATCAAATATATAAAATTTATCTTCATACCATTCACCTTCTAATATTGTTTTTGATAATTTAGAATTAGGACTTTGTCCCGCCCCTTCTTTATTTTTATATATAGTTTTTTTTGGTGTTATTATAACAATATTATTATCATCTGAAGAATATAAGAAACTATGTAAACCATCAATTTTTTCAGTAATATAATAATTATTTATATTATTTTTTATATTATCTAAACTATTATTATTTAATTCTATTGGATTATTGGATAAATTATTTAATTTAAAATTATTTCTATAATTTTTATTTAAAATTTCCGAAATTTCTTTTATATAATTTATATTATTTAATTTTTTATTATTATTATTTTCATTTTCATTATTATCTTTTATATCTAATAAAATATCAATAGCTTGTGTGCTATTCATTATTTGTTTATTTATATTAGTATAATCATTTGATATATATTCTGTTTCAATTTCAATATAATCAAAATTATCAATATTTCTTATATTTTTTTCTTTAAATAATTTATTTTTATTAAATCTAATACTATTTATATCCAGTTCATTTAAAGTTTTTATAAATGTTATATCTAATCTCCAATTTTTTAAATTTGGATATTTAATATTATCAAATAATAATGAATATCTTAATTTTAATCTAATTAGATCAATGTTTTTATTATTAAATATCTTATTTGATTTTCCTACATTTTTTATAATTTCTTCTGATAATGAAATTTTAGTATTTAAATTTTTATAATTAATATAATTATGTAATGGTGATAATAATTGATTTTTACTATATAATATAATATCATTTTTATTACCAATTTTTTCACCATTTTTATATAAATATTTTTTTATTAAATTATCTTTTGTAATTAAATAATTTATACTTTCTTCTCTTTCTATTAGCTTATTATTATTATTATTTAATTCATTTCTAATAAATTGTTTTATTTTTGTATATAAAATATCTGGTGTATATATTATATTATTTATATGTGTATTTGGTTTATTTAAATCTAAATAATATCTAATTTCTAATTCTATATTTTTATTATTTTTATTGTTTAATAAATAATCTTGTAAATTTTCCATTTAAAATTAAAAATATATAAAATAATATAATAAAATAATATATTTTTAAGATATTAAATAAATAAATAAATCTTTATTTATAATATTTATAATTCAATTTTTAATTTAATATATTTATTTTTATTTAATTAATTATGAGTGTAATTAAATGTAATAATATAAAAAAAGGAGTAAGATTAAATATAAATAATAATAAATTTAAACTATTATTTAAAAATTATTATGATGAAACTATAAAATTTTTTAATTTATTTTTAGGGACAGGAAATAAAGTAGAAAATAATTCGGAAACCACTATATCTGATTTTTTTCAAATATATAAAAAATTAAATAGTAATGATGATATTATAATAGATAATATTTTAATTAAGTTTAAAAACAATATAAATATTTTAGATACAAAAGTTTTATCAAAATTTTCTAATATAATTAAAGATAAAACACTAAGTGTTTACTCTGTTAATTTATTAAATGATTTAAATAAATTATTTTTAGAACCATCTAATAAAAAATATGATATTATTAATTTAAATTTTATTATTAATTTATTAAAGAAATCTGATATTAATAAAACTTTATATAAATTATATAATAAATTAAATAATGGCGGTTTGATAAATATATTTGGATTTTGTAATTCTAATAAAATTCATCAATATGATTCATATATAATATATTTATATTATAGTATTTTAAAAAGATATTATCAAAATATAGTTAAAGAAACTAAACTTTTATCTGATACAAAAATATACAAAACTCAATATTCAAAATTAAATGAAATAAATATATTAACAAGATGTAATTATTGTAATATATTTAAATATTTAGGTTATATTAATAATAAAGATATAGGGAACATCGAAGGATCACGTAAAACCTCTATGATAACTCCAACCACATACATTACGAATTTATGCCCCTATAATAAAGATTTATTATCTAGTATATTCTATGAACAAATAATAAAAAATAAAATATATAATTTTACGGGATTAAGTTCTCACGAACACCTCTGGTGTACCAAACCAAAAAATAAATATTTATTTTTTATTAATTCAAATAGAAAAACTAAATATTTTATAGATAATTTTAAAATGGAATATTATGATAATAAATTAATTGATATTATTAATCATAACAAAAAACCACCTGATATTAAAAATTTAATAAAAAAAAATAATTATAAATGGTGTATATATTTAAATAATTATGATTATAATTATGATTATGATTATAATTATAAATTATCTAAATTTAATATATTACATTTAAAAGAAGATATCAATAAACCATATATTTATTTTTTATCTGAATTTTTTAATACTAATATTATTAATATATCTTCAAATAAATTAGATTGTCATTTTGTTGATAAAAAAGAATTACAAATATTAATAAATAATAATATTTCAATATTATTTATAAGTATTAATAATAATATAAAAAATATAGATATTAAAAAATTAATTAAATATATTTCATTTACAACAAATAATAGTCATGTTTTAGATACATTATTATAGTAATTCCAACTTAGTAATATTCAAAAGTATTAGTAGATATAACATATATTCTATTTTTAGCCATTAAATCGTAATAATAATGATCCATTATCTATATATAAAAAATTGATAGCAGTGGCAGATGTATATAATTTACCTAATGAATTTGCTTTATTATTATTATTATCAGCATTTTTATTATACCAAAAATATTCAAATAAATTATCTGAAGATAATAAATTAGATTGGATTTTTATAAATAAATTAGTTGCTTTTGATACATTAATATGCCCAGATGGTTGATTTTTATTTTTATAAAAAGAAAAGTTAATCATAGAAATACCATTATTTTTTTTTGATACATTATTTTTCCAAGGTATATAATTTGAATAAAATGAATAAGGGCATTTATCCATTAATTTTGCACCATTAGAAATTAAACTTATTTTATTTATAGTTGGATAATATTCAGAATAAAATATAATAGGATTTATAGTTTGTAAAAATAAATTATTTGTATTACTTATTATTTTTTCTTGTAAAATACTATTTTTATAATATTTTATAGTTATACCACTTGAATCTGTTTTAAAATGGTAATTATTCAGATATTTACTATAACATAATCTATATTCTGGATGAAATCCAAAAGTAAACCATTTATCAAAATAAACTGGATGTTCAACTTCATATTGTGATAATCTTAATCCAAAATACATAGTTTCAATAGGCCATTTCATTTCAGAAAGATTAAATTTTTTATTTAAATCATTACTATTATAGATATTAAAAGTTTGTCTTTTATATACTCTTATTAAACTGAATCCTATATTTTTTATAAATAAATCTCGAATATTAGTATCAATAAATATATTATTAATATATAATTCTATATTATCTATTAATAAACTGTTAGTATCTAATGATGTATATATTTTTTTTAATTCAGTATTATTCCATTTATCCAAATCCCACAAAAGTAAATTATTTTGTCCTAAATTTTGGGCTTTTGAACCATAATTTTTATTAACAAAAGATGATGATATATCATCATAAGAAACCATATAATTATATAATGTATTATCAGGTGGGGTTAATCCTATAATTTCATTTTCTTTACATAATTCTATATTTAATATTTTTTTACTAAAAGGTATAGCCATTATTGGTATTGATGCTTTTATATCTTTATTAAACCAAAATATTAATGGTATCCAAAAATCCATTGAATCGGAGTTATGCATAAATTTAGGAGTTTGAAGACCATTATATATATTTGATTGTATTCTAGTATTATATTCTCTTGTATATAATTTATTGTTACTTACATCATTTATTATTGGAAAATTTTTTATTGGTTCACTATTATTGGATAAGTCTACTAATGAATAGTTATTTGCATTATATCCTTTAATTGGTGATTGATGCCCTATTAACTTATTCCATACTCTTTTACCTTCATTATTTAAATTAAATTCTTTCCAAAATATTAAATCATTTGTAGTATACTCATCTATTTTTTTTCCATTTATTTTAAAATTATAATTTTTTATCAATCTTTCGCCTGGAAAATCACAAAATTTATATTTTGGTATAGATAAGTGATTTGATATATCCAATTCTGTTATATTTTTTATATAAGATATACCATTATTATCATATTTTAATTTTATATGTAATACTATATCATGAATATAATCTCCTATATTAGGTATTTCTATATCTATTTTTGAACCTAAACTATATTTATTACTTATTTTATGTTTTATATATTGTTGTGATATTGATATATGTGGTTTATAATTGGATATTATAAAAGTTAAATGTGTATTATTTATATCTTCTAATTTAGGTGTTGTTTCAGGAAAACCTATTTTTTTTAGATTTTTATATAATATTTCTTTTGCCAAAAATAAATTATCAGAGTCATCAGTTTTTACAACATTATTATAAGTTATAATATTTACCATTTTATTTATATTATTATTTATTATATTATATTAACTTAAATAAAATAAAATTATATTTTTTTATCTACTAAATCTTAATATATAATTTCCATTTTCAATTAATAAAAAATTTAAAGCAATAGCACTTACATATAAATTTCCTTGTGGTTTATTATATTTACAATTTTTATTACTCCACCAATTTGTTGGTGTACCTATTATACTTGAATTATAACTTATATAAAAATCTTTTGCTCTTGAAACATTTATATATCCTGATGGTTGAGAATTACCTGGATATAATGCAAAAGATATCATTGATAATCCTTCTGTATTTTTTTGAATGTGAGATTTTGAACTTAATTTTTCTGATATAAGAGGATTATCTGTATTCTCTTCACAATCTATATTATATTTCCATGGTATATATTGAGTATAAAATCTATATGGAAAATTATCCATTAATTTTACATCTTGAGATATTAAACTTATTGAATCTATTATTGGATTATATTCTCTATAACTTATACTATCAAATGTATTTAATTCTATATTTTCATAATTTAAACTACAATCTATTTTAAATTTATTATTATTATGAAATGGATTTTTATGATATAAATTTGTATATTCTGGTAAAAAACCAAATCTATTCCATACATCAAAATATAAAGTATTTGGAGTTTCATATTCTGCCATCTTCATTCCTAAATATATTGTTTCTATTGGCCATTTTAATTCATTTAAATGAAATTCTTCATAATTTTGCTTTGATATAAATACTTGCTGTTTATATGTTCTTATTAATGAAAAACCTATTCTTTTTACAAATATTTCATGTAATTTTGGATCTATAAATATATTATTCACATATAATTCAAATGTTTTTATTTTTAAAGGATTTATAAAACAATTTTCTATATTATTTATAATATTTTTATTATTATATTTTTTTTCATCATAAATTAATATATTATTTATACTTTTATTATCATCCAAATCATAATCTTCTCCAAATATTTCTTTTAAATTACTTGAACTATCTAAAGATACCATATAATTTTTATTTGTTATTCCTGATGGTATTAATCCTACTAATTCATTTTCTGAACATAATGTAAATTCTATACTTCTATTTCCATATGGTAATGCTATTGATGGAAATGATGAACCTACATCTTTATTAAACCAAAATATTAAAGGTATCCATAAATCTAATTCTTTATGTGTATATTTTGGAGTTTGATAACCATTATATACTTTCACACCTATTTCTGTTGATAATTCTTTATTATAAATAAAATTTGTTTTTTTATAATTATTATCATTTTCAAATGCTCTTTCTATATAACTTGTTTGCATTTCATCCCCTTCTAATAATGATATATTTTGTTTGGATATACCTTTTAATCCATTTTCTTGTCCTACTAATTTATCCCATAAGTTTTTTTGATCATCATTTAAGTTAAATTCTTTCCAAAATGTTATATCTTCTGTATTATATTCATCTAATATATCTCCATTTATAGAAAAATTACATTTTTTTATTAATCTTTCTCCTGGATGATTACAAAATTTATATTTTGGGATATTATTTATTGATACATCATCATTAAAATATATATATGAATTTATATTATTTTCATAACCTATTACTACATGTAATACCATATCATGGAAAAAATCACCTAATTGTGATATATTTATTTCTATATTTGAATTTAATTCTATTTTATTATGTATTTTTTCTATTATATACTCGCTTGTTGTTGATATATAAGGTTTAAAATTAGATGTTAAATATGTTATATGTGTTTTTTCTAAATCTATTAAAGAGTTATTACTTTTTTCAAGATTTTTTATTTTTTTTTTTAATTCTTCGTTAGCCAAAATAATATTATCTGAATTACCTGTATTTATTATATTATTTAATTCACCAAAATGAACCATTATTTATTATATTATATATATATATATATCTAATCTTTTAATTATAAAAATTATTATTTTATAAAACTTAGGTAAATAATAAAAATTGAATTTTTTATTAACATTATTAAATACACGATTTATTCTGAAATTTACTTACAAATCAGAACCATGGAGGATTACAATACATGCGCAGTGGATGCTATAAAAAAATCTTTAGAAACAATGGCTCAATTTGATATTCCTAAATGTGAGAAATTACTAAAAGGTGGAATTACAAGAGATTTCATTGTGGATATATGTTCCGCATACATGAACAATCGACCAATACAATATGGAAAAAATTCCTATGGGTCAAATCTTGGTGAACAGATGGATCTGTCATATATAGTTTCTTTCTACAAAATCAATTTTCCCGATATTGATATAAAGCTTATACATGATATCTATGGTATACCAAAGGAATATACTTGTGAAAACCCAATGGGAATAGTTGTTATCGAAAGAACGGGCACCTCCTATAGTAGAGGTCATTGGAGTTTTGTAAGATTCGAACCAATAAATAAACCGAGGTGCCAGATATACACAGAATATGAATTAGCCATACAACGGAGCTTAGAGGATGCCATAGAGAAGGAGAAGAAGCTCAAGCAGGAGAAGAAGAGAGAGCAGGAGAAGAAGCTCAAGCAGGAGAAGAAGAGAGAGCAGGAGAAGAAGCTCAAGAAGAAGATGGAGAAGAAAGAAGAGGAAAGACGGCAGATGGAACTGAATGATATAGAGTTCGCCTGGGAACTACTTGCCAAAGAGATGGAGAAGAAAGAAGAGGAAAGACGGCAGATGGAACAAGAGGAAAGACGGCAGATGGAACTGAATGATATAGAGTTCGCCTGGGAACTACTAGCAAGGGAAGCATCATTTGTATAAAATAAGGGGCGCCATTTTTAACCTCTTAAAATAAAAAAAAAAAAAAAAAAAAAAAAAACTTTCTATTTTTTTTTTATAAAACTTAGGCAAAAAAAAAATTAATAATAATTCAATTAAAAATACTTAATTACAATTTTTTTTATTTATTATTTTAAAATACCATAT